CTTATCGGGTGTAGGAACCTTGTTTCTTTCAATGAGGAACACGCAAATCTCACGTACCCACAGGTGGAAAAGGCTATTTTGCGATAGTGATCGCTTCGGGGAGTAAACCTCAACCTTCCAGCTTACTGGCTTTTCCCAATCCCAATCGATCTTTAGAAAGTCGGTAAAGGTCTTTATTCGTTTATCGATGTCTTGCTTATCTCGTATAAGCCAGAAGTCACCCATCATCACAGCCACCTCACATCATCTTCGCTGAACATATACATTGGCTCCACATCATCGGGGTTGGGCTTCCGCCCTTTTGGCGTCCCGCCCGCCATCCGTAACTGCGGACTGACATCCTCAAAGGGTCCGCCACCATGAATTTTTATGATGCCGACCTTGCCTTCATACCTAAATCCAAATATGAATGGGATAGCCGTAGAGGTAGCCAGATTGCAGCCTTCAATGTATTTAGGCACGTTGAGACCTAAGAACAAGCTACGCTTGTAATCCTTCACCTCGAACCATGCCCTCACTTCACCACCGCTATGCATCACTGCATCGATACGATACTTGCCGCCATTGCCTAGCTTTCGCCACTCACAGTCTGACTTCTTGGCTATGTAATCCAAAATCTCCGCCTCTGCATCCAAGTCGTCTTGCGTCTCTCGTTTAAAAGTCATTGTGAGCTCCTACCGAAGGAATAGAGAGCTGATCAATAATGCGCTTACTCGTGCCACAGAACGCGCGACAATTGCCGTGTTGCCATAGACCGACGCACCCCTCGTACTTGTGATACCTCTGCTTTGCTACCTTGAAGATCATGTCGGGGTCATCGTCGTCGACGAGATAACCGTCGTTCCGCTTGTATGCTTTTTCTTTGTTATGCCATATCACAACAATGGATGCGGCAATGTTCGCCAAGTGACTTGAGCCGATGAAGTCATACTTACCTGGAATGTGCTTCTCACCATCATGCCCAGCGGGCTTCCTGACGTGGTGAATCAGTAGCACACACACCTTGAACTTCTTGGCTACTGCCGCGAGGGTCTGCGTGAACTCTTTCTCTCTTTCCAGGTCATCGCAAACGCCCATCATCATTAGCGCGTCCAAGACGATCAGGTCACACTTCTTGTACTTAGCAAATGCAATCACCATCTGTATCGCACTATCAGGTGCAATGGCATCGACGCGGTCATAGATATGCAACCGAGGCTCTGCCCATTTAGCGAAGTTGCCAACGTACTCGAGAGGCGGTCGCTCACGCCCAGCAGCCAACTCAACATACTGTTCGAGCACATCCTCAGCTAACAGCTCCAATGATGCGATACCCACGGAATAGCCTTGGTTTACAGCAGACAATCCCATTTGGCTTGCGATAGTCGATTTGAAGTGGCCAGTATATCCACCCATCAATACCATCTCGCCTTTACGTAAAGCGAAGTCCCCATCAAGTTTTTGCCATGGTGTCTTAATGCCTTGGTCGGCAAAGTTGCGTCTCTCCTCAACGCGAGTAATTAGATCAGTTGTCGCCACCATCTCTGCTGATTCAACGATGGCCAGCTCTTCGTTTATGTTTATATCCTTGAAATCAATCATCGGAAGAAGTTAGTCCCCTGTTGTTGTTCTGTAGTTAGCTCATCATTCCAGCGCTCGCCGTTAAGAAATGTCGAGGGATGTGGAATGTATTTGGTTAGCTCGTTTGCGAACGGCTTTTTAGTTAGATAGGAAAGAGCCTCTTTCTGATCACTCTCCTTCATTCGAGACCACGATTTCTCTGCGGCCTTCTTAGCAGTCTTACGTGGGTAGATAGTCCAAAACTGATCGAAAGGAACGCCTTTATTTATTCTATTGTTATTTATATTGTTATTAGTGGTCGTCTCTCGACCTACCCCTAGGTCGTCTGTCGACCTACGTAGGTTGTCTCTCGACCTACCCCCCAATCCAATAGTATCCAGAGCAGTATCCATTGGGACATTGATCATGTATCGGGTATTGGTGGTTGGATTGCCTCTTTCCCTTATCAACCACTCTTCGCTCTCTAGCACATTCAAATATTTCAGCACTGTGCTGTGACTTAACCCTGTCTCGCCTTTTATCCTGGACTGTGACGGCCAAGCTACGTCTTGATTCTGGTTCATGTAGGTAGACAAGTAATGTGCCAAGTACTTTGCTTGCGAAGGTAGCTGAGATTTCTGCACTAGCTTTATCCAGTTAAAGCACGTCATGTCGATCATTGCTGAACCCTTATATTCCAGAGATCGATCAACGTATCTAGCAACTTATGCGCCAAGTACCACGTTTCTTCCTCTTCCTTGCCAGCAGCCTTTTGCAGATATACCTTGATCGCCGTCTTTTCATCGATGTGTAACCGATGGTTGGCCAATTCTTTGGCTGTCTCTTCGACCCAATTTGTCATTTTTATCCCTCTGTGCTTATAATCGTTGTGCACAAACCCTCTGTGCATTTATGTTTCATACGTAGTTCGACATTCTGCCCCCTTCCCCTGGGGGGCTTTTTTACTCCTCACACTCCTTAATTAAGTCGTAAATCGACATGTTGCAGAGTTCGGCGATCTTGCACATCTTCCCGAAATGCATGTCCGCCTGACTTCTGTACCGATGCACCTGCATTCGACTAACGCCCATGACTTCAGAGACATGTTCATTAGTGACGCCCGCAAGACTTTGAGCCTTACAGACGCCTTTGCCCGTGTGGAAACCTTTGATCTTAGAACGGCGGTGCTGCACGAGACATATCTCCTTGACCTTGTTGGCGCGCGGCTCGCTTGGGTTGTTCTGGCTTACCATAAGAGTCACCAGAGTTCGCACCCTTTGAATCCAGCATTTGCATCTCTCGCGCAACAATTTGAGTGCTGAAACGATCTTGACCGTTATCATCTCGCCACTGGCTAGTGCGAATCGACCCTTCTACATAAATTTTCGAGCCTTTTTTTAGGTACTGTCCCATGATCTCGCCTAACCGACCATATGCTACGACGTTGTGCCATTCAGTCTTCGACTGCTCTTGGCCTTGAGCATCCTTCCAGCTGCTACTTGTAGCGAGAGAACACGTCGTAAACGCGCCCGATTTACCCTGTCTTATCTCAGGGTCGTTTCCTAAATTGCCGACCAAGATGGCCTTGTTGATTCCTTTACTCATCGATTGTCTCCAATAGTTTTCTTACATTCACCTGCTGACTTTCTGTCAATCGATCCCAGACAACACCTTTTTCATAAGCCGTGAAATCATTGACCAAGTCATACACCTTGTTTGCGTCTTCCTCCTCTACACCTTCACGTATAAAATTGACGTACTCATCAAACTGCGATTCTGCATCTGCCAAAGTTGTGCGCCATTGCTGTTTAAATTTAGTCTTCTCTCCTGCGGGAGCGCCGTTGAATGCCTCATCTCTCGCCTCGTCATCGAGATTCTTAACAAACTCGTGAAACTTGATAGGAAGGTCCATAACGTCGATTGCGGCCTTGTAAGGGGGTATGTGCTCCTCAGGTGGCAAATCCTCACCACGGTAAACGTAGAGCCCCAGACCGTGCATGCTGATCGCCTTTGCAAAACATCTCTGCATTGAGGTATTAATCTGGAAAACCGTGGGATTCTTGACGGGTGTATTGCGATGGTCGAGGACGGGTAAGTGAGCCTTCAATGACTTACCTCCCACCGTCACGGTGCAGAAGACCATAATTTCGCCGTTAGGACGCTCTACCCAGTCGTGATGCTCATAGGTTGCATCGGGATACTTTTCACACAAGATGTGCCATGCCGAAGCCCAACTGATGTAGGACAGATTTCCCTTCTTCTCGATGAACTCAGAGCAATCGATCTGAGCTAGTTCTGTATATTTATGCATAAGCTTCCTCCCTCAGCGCCAATTCCCAGCGCGTGTTTTCTTCTATAAGACAGTCGACAAGTATTTCTTGGCTAGCGCGCCACATCGCTTCCCTTGTCTTAACGTACAGTGGCTCATTGCGCTCTGGATTGAATACCTCGCTCACGTACTCAGCTACAAAGTTGTCAGCCCATATAGCCTCAGAGATAAGCTCAGTGAAGGCGTGATCCTCGATCAACCAAAGAACGAGGTCTCCTCGGGTGCGAGTGCATGTGATGTCGTTTACGTCATCGATCCAGTTGGGATAATGCGTGTTGATATGCTCAATGCCTGGTTCCATAACCCGCCCCCTGCTCTGAACACCACTCCATTAATTCGTCGTATAAATCTTCCTTAACGCGCTCCCATGTTTCAGTTGCGTACATTTCGTAAAGGCGCCCAGAGTGATCATCGCGAAACGCTTCCCATATCCACGCTAAAGCCTCATCACCCTCAAATTGTGGGGGAACGAAATCTCTCTCGAAGGTTGGACGGCGATTGCAAAGCCAAAGAATAAGGTCACCTTTGACCTCACGACTCTTAATGACATCGAGACCGTTTTGTTGCCAGTCTGGATATACGTGAAATAAGGCTCGGATAATATCCTTGCCTGTTACTACTGATAAGTTCATAACCCCTCCTTGTTATCATTGGGTGATAACAGAATAGGTTACATTTAGAGGTGGGTCAAGAGGTGGAGGGATACCTTCCTGTACGAATCATTTCGCAGACCTCATCGGCTCTATTGCCGACCTGCTGTGCCCAGCGTGAGTCCATGAATTCATCGGCAGCGGCCTGGTAATCAGCGCGCTCCATAGCTGACAAGGCATTTTTGAAACCCATAAGGCGGGTCATGCCTAGATTGAACAATAGATTCACCATTGCATCTTGGCGCACAGAGTCGAGATCAGTAAACCAAGAAAACGCTAAGAGCTCACGTTGACAGCGGCCTACATCGTTTTGCAATAGATACAGTATCTCGTCTTCGGACAAACCGAGAGAACCCTCTTCAATGCATCGGCCGACACCAATTGTGGCAAGACCAGACGTACACCGATAGAAGTGAGTTCGAGAACCCTCATGTCTTTTTAACTGCTCTAATATTTTGCTCATTTGCCCCCCGACTTACTAGCACCAAAGTAGAAGCTCACCACAGAAGACACGATGCCCCCGAGATAACCCAGCACGAGGTTAACGACATTGAGGTCGTTGTCATCAGCAGGCTGGAGAGTAACGAGAAACACATACCCACCAAACAGCAATATGGACAGAATAGCGATAGATCTTGCCGTCCAATCCTCTGAGAATGACTCTCTAGCATGTTGTGTATCCTTTGTTTCTAAGGAAAATACATCAACTTCAAGCTCTTTCATCCTGACTTCAAAGTCAAGCTCAGCCTTCTTGATCTCAGCCAGTTGCTCTGGCGTGGCCGTCTGTAGCGCCTTCTCGATCTTCTGTGGCGTAGGCTCACAACCGAGCACTTGAGCTATCATTCCTGCCGCAGCACCGCCTACAGGGCCTCCTAGAGCCGCTCCAAGGGTAGGAGCTAAATCACCCACCAATCCTTTAATCGCATCAAACTTCATCCTAAATACTCCGCCGCTCCTAAAGCCGCAATGATAAATGGATACATGGCCATGATCATTCGCTCTAACTTGTTAAATCGTTCACCGCCCTGATCGAGACGCTTCTCAATCATTTCGCGCATCAACTTACATTCTGCCTCATGTATCTCAATGCGCTTGAGCGCCTCTTCTGCTGTATTCATTACTGATCCGCCAGTGGGTTGTCTAATGCCTTCTGGACTAGCGCCTCTAACCGCTCTTCCAGTTCCTTTATGTCTTGATCTTGAGAGGCTCGTAACTGCTCACGTCGCGTCTCAAACCGATCATCTGCCGCGTCTATCATCTCACGCGCATCTTTCTGCACAGTATCCATGGCATCGCGTATCTCACGAGTGCTACTGCGGACTAAATCTTCTGTGCGATCTGCCTGCTGTTCGATCCTGATTATATCATCGCGCAAGCCATTCTTGATGTCTCGTGAGTATTCAACTGCCTCAGTCACCTTAGTATCCATGACTTCCATCTGCTGCTGGTATGCACCAAGGTCTAACGTAGCTATCTCCTCGACCTTCTGATACATCAAGAACCCGCCATACAAGGTGCCGCACAAGCTACTGATAACACCTGCCGCCGCAATACGCGCACCCCATGACATCTTGGACACATGCCCAGTTACCATCTTGACCTGATCTTCGATGTCTTCGCTCAATTCTCGAACTCCTCATCGCTAGACGCCATCCTGCGAAGGTTCTCCACTTCGCGTCGTAGCTTCAATACCTCAAGCTGTTTCTTTTCTAGCTCTAACTTGTAAAGCGTATTGCAGTTAATGCGCTCCTGCGGGCCATCTAGCGGTATAACGATACGCGCATACACACCGATGTCCTTACGTTGAGGCGTTATCGGATCTCTGGCGCTAAACGGGTCTTCGGCATCGTTAATAATGCCTGTGACGCCAAACTCTAGGTTAGTTCCTCCGCCTATAGCGTTCGAGCAATCGAGATCGCCTGCACGGAACTTATCCGACTGATAGCTGGTTGGCCCGCTGGGAAGCTGTAAGTTAAGGGAGTTGTTCTGTCCGTAAGCACTCATACATAGGAACGGCAGTAGTAATGCGATCCTTTTCATAGCAGTGGTGGCCTAAATTTAGAGCATATCCGCGAGGCAACGACCGTGCCTTCTGAATCGTCGCGACGTAGCTTAGACTGCGAACAAATGTAGTGTGCGCGTTTTGCATCAGCTTCTCTGATGTATACGTCAAAACGAACATGCGACAGGTACTCGATCTTCAATATGCGATAGCCAGTGACAAATGGCACTGGATTCCACTTGGCATCAAAAACGCCTACCTCATACCAATCGACATCCCGACGCTTGTTAAACATACGCATCTGCACCTGCATCACATCGTCTACATAAGACGGCTGTAAGCGCGGATAGGTTGGCAACATCTCATGCGCCTGAGCTGATGAGGCACAGGCAAGGATTAAAGCTAAAGTGCGATAGAACATTTTAGTTAGCGATGCACTCTGCCAACACGATTGCACGATACTGCCCGCCTGGCAGCGATCGACCGTACCCGTACTCCGCCTTGCTCGTTACCTTAAACCACGTAGATCCCGCAGTGTGTAAGTCAAACTCAGTTGTAAACTCGTACTGAATCTTGTCGGTTTCATAGTCAGCCATTGCTGTATCTGAGACCTCGTTAACCTCGACATCGGCAGTCCAAATCACTACATCGTCTAGTGCTGGTGACGTGCTAAAGCTGTTAGGCGCTATGACACGAGCCGTGTACGCTTCGCCAAGTGCAACATCGTAGCGAATGATCGGCATGACACCACCGTCAGCAGGTAACGTGCTTAGAGTGCCTGCAACTGGGTTTCCGTAGACGCCATTAATATCCGTGTTAATAACGCACTTGGATTCAATGTTTCCTGTGATGACGGCTTCTTCAGCCTGAACTGATAGCGCCGTACACGCTAATGCAATTGTTGCTAACTTTTTCATACCTCATCCTTACTTGTATTGTGATTGAACCATTTTCTCATGTAACAGTTGCTGTGCTAAACCGTTCCGCAAGCCCCTTGGGTTGTCGGGTATATCCTTTGTCGGAAGCGTGACAGCGTCCACGTAAACGCCGCCGTTTATCTTAGCTGCATAATAAGGATCAAATCGTTGTTCGTTAGCCATCGCCGCCACCATGAAATCCTGCGCCGCACCGCTCGAAATATTTAATGCGTTCTCTGATGCCGCCAGACCGCGCTCTAATCGGTCATCAGCCTCACGCTTTGCCTCTCGTCTGTTCTTGCCGTCACGGTCAAACAGCTCAGGGTCTGTCTCTTCTGTTGCCTCTAACACGGCTTGATCATTGAGTGCGTCGTAGACATCCACTGTCTCGGGCTCAGGAATCGGAGGCAGGTAACCAGGGCATGATGGATCGCTCTGTGGGTCAAAGCATGGGTCATACTTATACGTGTAAGCGACAGTCGGGTTTGACACAGAGCCATCACCCTCAACTTCTATAGAGCCGTCGCCCCAAAGCTGTATCGGCAAATTAGATACAGGGATTATTTTATTTATGGTATTGCCTGGCAGTCCAGACCAGTCGTCTGTTTCGCGGAAGACATAGCCATCGCCCTGTGCATTCTGGTTTTGCACATGAACAAGCATGTCTGCATCGGGGTCTTTAATGGTCGTGTACTGGTAAATAACATTGCCGACCTGTAATCCTGCCTGCTGTGGCAGAACATTGCTCATAACCCAATTCAGGCCGTTAGCGGCCGCATTGGATGTAGTGCCATAGATAGTCTCAGAGTAAGAGTAAGAGACCGAACAGGCCAGCGACAGCGCCAGCACCCTTGTTGCGTTTCTCATTTAATGCCCCATCTTCTTCTAAGTTACTCACCATCTTTACCTCACCAGTAAGTTGATCAGCTTCCCATGCTTCTTTTGCCGCATCCCCAATAAGTCCATTGTAAGGACAGGGCGTACCTGCGTTCATCATGGCATCGAAAACCTGCTCAGACCCAGCGCACATCACGCTGACTGCGGCGACCTTCATTCCCATATCGTACAAGGTCTTGGCCCGCTTCAAGGTGACACAGTTTTCCTCGGTTATGGTCGTACCCATTGAGATGCCAAGGATTTGAGTTTGCACAGCGCCAGCGACACCCACGGTACATAAGTCAGAGTTGCCGCCAGAAATAATTTGTGGGGATATGGCCGACGGGGGAGGTGACTCGACCTTAGTCTTCATCGACCCATTTGTAGTGACAGTGCTGGTAGTAGTAGATTCAGTGACTATTGGATCTTGAGCATTAGCGTTTAGTGCTGCGATCATCAAGAGCAAGGACATCGTACTCAGCGTCTGTAATAACCTCATTGAAGTCTCCTATATACATTCGTAGTAGCGCGTCCCGCTCCTGCACAAGCTCCTCAATCTGTTGATTCAAAAGAGAGATCTTGTAATACCACACAGAAGCAGAATCAGGTTTCGGCTTCTTCTTCATTCATTGCCTTCATAAGCATATCGACAAACGCCTGACGCGCCACCGTCAACTGGTCTACGCTAAAACGTGCGTCGGCCAGCTTTGCGTCTAGGTTTGAGATATGTGCGACCATCACGCGCTGTTCATCACTTAGATCAGCAACGTCATGCTCTACATCATTCAATACGATTTTTGGGCTTTCTTCAGTCATTCCACGGTACTCCGTCAAAGGTTGTTGGTGTCTTCTGACTAGATATATTATCAGTTAGCGCAGTTTCAACCGCATCACCATCAACTTCTGCTTTTACCCACTCAATGACAGTCGCTTCAGTGAGATCGTCATAGGCAACGAAATCATCTGCGTCAGCATCGGGTGTAAATGAACAAGTCCCGTAAGATGACGCTGTGAATGTGTCGTCACCTACTGTTTCGGAATCGTCACAACGCCAGTGAGCCACGATGACCCCGCCATCAGCCTGACGCTCTAAGTTTGCTATTGACCATGTAGCCATCAGTTTTCTCCTTAGTTAAATAGCAGCGATGATAAAGGCAAGTAGCTCAGAGTAACGCACACCCATTCGCGTGCGCTCTTCACCAGTCTCTTCATCAGTCCATGTTGTTGAAATAAACATTGCATAGCGTCTAGCGTCCAAACCTTCTGCTTCGAATGCGTCTTGTAAGTCTTGTGCAATGATACCAAAGTGTATACGAGCTTCATCGCCCTTGTCTGCTACTGAATCAATCCAACGGAACTTGCGAAGCAATCCTTTAGCCGCCACTGCAACACGTTTCTCTGCATCCGATAGCTCTTCAATGTCTTGTTTTTCGTTGCGGTCAGACGTTTGGATTGTACCGTTAGTAGCATAAACGTCATCCCATCTGAACGAAGCGGCTCCAAGGTCGTTTGCGTTGTCAGTTGTTGCAAAAAACTGTGCGCTATCCATTTCATATTCATTTGAACCTGAAATATAAAATTTAACTTGTCCGCCTGCTCCATTAATGTACATATCACCGCCAGTAGCACCAATACTACCGACTGTGTTTCCGTTGTATCGGAACTCCATGAGAGTGCCATCGCCGTCGATGCGGTTAACGATTATCGCAGTAGCATTAGACCGCACAATAGACATAAAGCCCGATGAGCCTAAGAAGCGTATGCCCTGCGTCGTGTTATTGGCAGAGGTCTTCCCCCATAACTGGTTTCCCGATGCGTCGATGCGTGTGCGTTCCAAGCCGCTAGAACCTGTTTCAAAAGACATGTTTCCAGAGCTATCACATCTTATGCCGCCTCTGTATGTGCTATTAGGTGCGAATCTCCAATTTATATACTGACCATCATATAAACCAACGTCACCGCTAGAGCTGATGCGCATGCGTTCCGTGTTGCCAGAGGTTGAAAAAAACCTCAAAGCTCCACTGCTGACTCCGTTGTCATAATCAATTCGACCACTTGTTTGCTTCATGCGAATGTCGTTACCAACATTGATAAAGCCTGACAGGTGAAGGTCTTTGAAGCGTTTTGTTGAGTTGCCTAAGTCTATTGCGGCATCTCTAGATGCGTTAGTAGTTGTATTAAATGGCCTAATTTCATTGCTAACTGGCTCAAAAAATAAACCTGTGTCACCTGTTCCGATACTAATACCGCCTGAGATAGTACCAATACTACCGACTG